ATGTTTTTTGAAAAGAAAAACTTTAAGAAACTTACAGATTCGCCCATCTGCGCAGATCTTGTTGCAGTGCTGACAGTATTGGCTATATTGGCAAGTGCTCTTTATGTGAAAGATCCTTTCCCAGCTGATTTCTGGAATATGAAGTTAATCGATATAATAAATGCAATTGCACAATTTGCTACAGCTGGTGCGTTCGTATTTGCAGTATTCCAATACAGGAAAAGCAAGGAGTCTGAGAGGCAAGCAGTTTTGATAAAAGAGTGCAGATACCTTATTGATAGCATGTGCGTAACTTGCGGTGAGTTTTCCGGAAGCAAACGGCAGGGGCTCAAAGAAACAAATAAATTCACTACAAAAATGAGTAGCTTGGGTAGCAGTTTCGATGAAATTTTCAGAGAGCTAGAGGAGGATACACATAAGGCGATCGTCCGAATGCACTGGCAAGAAATGTACTTCTCAAATCTCCACCATGCTATGGAGGCATGGAGCTTGGGAGATGTCTTTCAAGATCTCGGCATCGATATAGCGCAATCTCACCTGCAGAAATTGACGGACTTAAGAGACCAAAGAGTTAGACGTGCGGATATAATTGACTTATTTGCCGAATACAATTCCATTAAGCGCATACTCGAAAATGACAATCTATCATCGCAACTAATGAAGACTGCACAAATAACTCAAGATTATCTTTTTTTTGAAATGCGCTTTTTTCTGAATGATAGCCTCAAAGACCACCTTTATGGATATCTTAATATCATTAATGCCCGAGTTCGAGCGCCAGTACTTGCAGCGCTGAATGAATTTTTCCATCAAGATCTAAAAGAGATTATGGTCAAGCAGGCGCAAAAAACTAATCCGTAACAGCCTTCAAAGTTGCTGATAAAAAAGCAGCTGTAGCTGCATCTGCAGTAAATGCGACTGATGTCGACGGAACGGGTGTTGATCCGTGAACATGGCTAGCAATTTTTTCAGCCATCAGTTCAATTAGGTCGAGGGTATCGCACAGGACTCTGAAAATATTTACCGCCTCTGACCCTATGTGATTTTTGGGTGCGATCATCTGCAGGCGGGCCCCGGCCACGCTCTTGCGCAGTCCCTCAATCCTTTCTTCCATATCGCCACCCACCATGGCATTAAGCTTCTGCCCCACCACCAGGTTCAAGTCGCGGCCGGTGGCCTGGTGCAGGTCATCCACGGCCGCCAGGCTGGCGGACCCGCCGGAAAGCAGCTTGAGTGCTCCCATGGCCTCGATCTTCTTGATCCCTCCCACTGACTCGGTCGAATGGTCGTCCACCGTCCTGGTGTGATTCTGGAAGCGCTCGGCGTTGTCCAGGGCTTCCACCTCGCGCTCGATCGCCTTGTCCTGGATCTTTCCATCGGTCTGGCGCAGCCAGTTGCCGTCGGCATCGACCCGCTGCTGGCAGGCCTCGCTGTGCTGCCACACCTGATCACCTTTCGGCACCCGGGGCAGGCTCAGGCCATGCGGCAGGATCTGCTGGATAAACGGCTTGTGCGGCAGTCCATAGGCGAAGCACACCACCACCGTAGTGTTTTCCTCGGGGAAGCCAAACAGGCCGGCCTCTTGGCCGCCCATGGGCGCCGGCAGCGGCAGGCCGGCCAGGATCGGCAGATCCGGGTCGGGCTCGCCATCGGGCAGCAGTACCTGGACGTCCACGCCATAGCGCGGCCGGAAGTCGTCGCACAGCCCGGGCGCCGCCGGCGCATCCGGCACCGCGACCACACGGCCGAAGCGTGGCAGGTGGTAACCACCGGTGAGTTCGGGGAACTGCCGCTCTACGCTGCGGCGGATTGCGTCTTCCATTTGATGGCCATCTGATTGCCGGCGAGCGTCACGCTGGTGACCCGCTCGCCCTGGTTGAAGGTGGCGCCCGGGCGCAGTCCTGGAAGAACCGCGATCATGGCGCTCTGATTGCCCTGGTAACCGTCGAACAGCTCGACGGGCAGTTGCAGCGGTGCGCGGGTGCCGAAGAAGCTATCCACCCAACTGCCCACGAACACCTCGCCGTCGCCCTGCTGCTGCCAGATAAAGTCGGGGATGCTGAACACCTGGGCCAGGCTGTCCATGGCCAAGTAACCGCTGGCCAGACTGTAGAAGAACGGGACCTTGGTCTGGGCATAGGGCTTTTCCGGCACCCGGAAGCGCAGCCCGGTCTTGCTGCCGATCGCCGCCAGGACGCCCCGCAGGTCGACGTGCCGCAGGTTCAGCGGCAGGGGGTTGGCCAGGATCGCCGCCAATTCGCGACAGACCAGGATCTGCTGCTGGCCGTTGACCGCGGTCGATCGCTCCACGTAGCCGATGAAGTGACGCTGCAGCGTGCGCTCGTTGTAACCGATATCGAACGTCACCAGACCTTTGACCGGCGCCCCGGCCTGGACGGTGAAGGTGGCGCGGCCCGGGCTCTTGGCATCCAGCCGTACCTCGTCCTTGACCAGGTCGTAAGGCTTGCCGCCGATGGTCAGCACCTTGTGCAGTTTCACGATTTGCCCCCCAGGTAGTCATCCACCCTTTTTAGGACGGATTCAAAGCCGGTCAGCTCCTGGCCAGCCTCGCCGCCGCCTTCGCCTCCCACGCCTTGCCCGGGCGCCGATTGCGCGCTGACGCCATTGCCGGCGCGGCGCTTCTCGACTTTCTCCGGGTTCGACAGCTTTTCGGACAGCGTGAACTGCACCAGCCAGGCGGCCAGCGAATCGTCCTCGCGGGCGCTCACACCTTCGGAGAATTGCACCTCGCGGATGCCGAAGGCGGCGGCTGTGTCGTTGACGATCCGGTACAGCTTGAGACGCCCGCCGCCGGCGGTGGCCTCGGCCAGGCGCATCAGGTCGCGCAGCTGGCCCTGGTTGACGTAGGGGATCATCAGGGAAACCGTCAGCGTCTTGGGCTTGAAGCCCTTGTGGGCGGTGTCGGTGTTGCTGGTCTGGCCTGACAGATCGTCGCTTTCGATCCGTAGGTTAGCGGTGACTTTCATACGTTTGCCCAGCACCTGCTGGCCATCGAGTAGCAGCGTCATAGGCCCACCAGTTCACGAACGAAACTCAGGCCCTCCAGCGAGCCCACCAGCAGCACCCCGGCACATAGCACCCACTCATGCCCCGGTGCCTCGCCTTCCAGCAAGGCCCGCCGCAGGTCGCCCGGGCCACCGGGACCAAGCAACCGAGCGCGCATGCTGTGGTCGGCATTGCCGCCGGCCAGCAGGGCCTTCAGGTCGTCCAACTGCTGATCGCGGCCTTTCTGCTGTGCGGCCTTGCGCTTGGCCAGGGCCGCCAGGTCACCCATAGGCGAGCTGTCGGCCGCGTAGCCTTCCAGGACGGCGATCTGGCCCGCCATGGATTGCTTGGCCGCCTTGATCAGGGTGCAGCGCTCCAGGGGCAGATCCGCCCAGCGCGGCAGGGTGCCGGCCGTGGGCATCACCCACTTTTCCGTCTCCAGCTTGGCCAGGTGATCGGCGCGGCGCTCAGCGCGCACCAGGTCGGGGATCGGCAGCAGCGCGTTGAAGCGCGCCAGAGTCTTGGCCAACTGCTCATAGCGCGTGCCGAGGAACAGCACCGACAGCGCGTAGTGCTGGCCGATCGGCAGGCCGCTGTCGGTGCTGTCGCCCAGCTTGAGGGCCAGTTGCTGCAGCAGGTTGGGGGCCGACAGGTAGAGCTGATTCCCCCGCCCAGTGCCCACGCCGCTTTGAAACGGCGTCACGGCCAGGCAAGCCGGCGCTTGGCCCATCTGGCTGGTGAGGGCAGCTCTGCCGGCGGCGATCGCCTGTTCAGCTGCAGCACCGACCGGCCCGGGGTTGGTGCTGGCCATGCCATCCAGTCCCGCCAGGCGTTCGGCGGTGCTGGCCAGCTCGCCGCCGGCCAGCTCCTTGGCGGCTGACAGGTCACCCATCCAGCGGGTGGCCTGCTCTGGCCAGCGCATGGTGACAGGTGTCCAGTTCATAGCTCTGCGCTCTCCCAGGTCACCGCCTCAAGCGCGACCAGGTCACCGCTGGCCAGGGCCTGGTCCAGCCGTTGCTTGAGCGCGTTGGCGCGCTGCAGTGGCTGCAGCTTGAACACGGTAAAGTCATCACCCACCTTTCGGATCTGCTCGGCGGTGTGCGCCCGAAACTCCTTGGCGCCGGCCTGGTCGCGGCAGGCATAGAGTGTGTCGAGGCCGGCGAGAATGACCCCGGTCAGGTTCAGTTGATCATCCAGCTGGCTGCTGTACTGGTGAGGGGCACCCAACGCACTGGACCAGAAGCCCCCGGTGATCGCGGCTTCGCACGCAGCGTTCACCTGCAGGGTGCGTTCGGCGTGCCGGCGCTTGAGCAAGGCCGGGGTGTCGTCCACCCAATCACCATCGCGCCAGACCTGGCCGGGCCCTGGAACGCTCAGTGTGTAACCAGGCGGCAGCTCGCCCACCTGCTGGATCTGCATCGGCTCGCCGGTGGCCGTGTTGTACGCCGTCAGCCCCTGGAAGGACCGCACCAACTGCCAGCGTTTGCCATTCCAGTGGGGCACCTGGTGTTCACCTGGTGCAGGTGGTTCAACCTCGACGCAGCCGCCAGGAATCAGCCAGACGCCTGGCTCCAGGGGGGATTCGTCTGCTGTGATCGGCCCGGTATAGATCCCGTACTGATCGGTTTGATAAACGGTCTTGCTCATGATCACCCTCAGTATTTGATACAGGCGAGCAACGCGACGTTGCGCGGCCGGGTTTCGTTGCCGCCGGATGCGTCCACGGTCACCGCGTGGCTGTGCGCGGGTGCGCCTTGAATGGTTATGGCGTGGGAGTGCCCGCCGGCGGGGTTGGTGGTGTGGAGCGAGCCGCCGCCGTTGGCGGTGGTCACGTAGCCGCCGGGGCTGTTGTTCGAGCCCGCGGACTTTGTGAAGGTGTGGGTGTGTTCGCCCGCCCAGTCGCTGCTCGCACCGTGAGTGTGGTCCCCGGCAAGGTCAGTTCTCGCGGTGTGGGTGTGGAGCGCGTTTTGGCCGCCTTGAACCCCTCCCAGATCCCGGCCTGGGTCCAGGCCACGCCCATCGTCCCAACCTCGGATGAACTCGCCGCGCAGGTCCGGGATGTTGAACGTGTTAACCCAATCGCCGGCGCCGAAACGGGTGCCGATCGCCGCAAACAGTGCGGCATAGGTCACACGAGACACTGCCGCACCGTTGGCTTTAAGCCACCCGGCCGGGGCCATCTCTCGGGCAAACATGCTGACCTGGCCAACCAGGGGCACCATCACATCGGTCTTGGCGTTGTTCACGCACTTGGTCGTCGCTAGGACCTCGCTGCTGTTCGTGTTCGGGTCGTCGCTTTTGGCGTTGGGCAAGTTGCCCAGCCCCACGTCTTCCTTGGTGGTGGCCCGGGCGCGCAGCTTTTCGTAGTCACCCACTCGGGCGGCAAAGTGCCTCACCAGTGGCCCGTCGATTGGCTCCACAGTGCGGTTGTCCACAAGGGTCTTGTCAGCCAGCAACGTAGCGATCAGAAATAGGTAGCGGCGCACACCAGCGGCGTCGGTGTAATCGGACGTGCTCAGTGGGTTTTGAACGATGTTCCAACCGGCGATCACGTCGCCCATGTGGCGTTGTAGGGATACATCCAGCCAGAAGGTCGTCGGCACGGAAGGCAGTTCAAACTCCGCCATGCCCCTTTGTTCAATCCGGATTCCCTCAATGTAGGCAATACCTGGTGCAAGCTGCAGGCTTGTACCCACACGCTTTAATGACAGCGCAGAACCGAAGAAACAGGCGCGGCCGAAGACGTCCCGATTGGCCAGGCGCTCGCGCTCATCGATGCCAAACAGTCGGGCAGTGAAGTCGTGCTGCCAGGTGCTGGCGTCCACGGTGACGCCGGTCAGGGCCTTGGCGCCGTCGAACACCAGTAGGAAGTTGCGGGTGACGTTGTTGCCGACCTGCAGGGGCAACTGGTTCCGGCGTTTCTGCTGCATGGGCACATGGGCCACCATCAGCAGCACGCCATCGGCCGACTCCAGGCCAATCCAGTTCCAGTCAAAGTCCCCGATATCGCTGCCCAGCATCACGCTGTAGACGACCTGGTTGGGGTTTACGTAGCCGGCCTGGGTCACGTCGAAGGTGCCAACGATCTGTGCCGCCGGCGGTTTGCCGGCAGCACGATCGACAGGCTGTTCAGGGTCGAGCCCGGGCACATTGGCCAGGATGAAACGGGTGGCGGTGAGGATCTGCTGCGCACCTTGTTTTTGCGCAATCAGGTTTTCGCCCGCCAGGGTGATAGTGGCCCCCATGGGTATCTCCTACAGAGAGGCAACCAGCGTTTGCTGGTCGTCGTTGAAATCAAGTACAGCGACCTGCAGCGTCACCGATGTCACGCTTTCGAAGTCGTAGCGCCGGCAGGTCCGGCCGTACTGCTGCACCAGGACGCGCAGCAGGTCTGCATTGACTGACAGCTGGGAGTCGGAAAGCCGCAGCAGGACCACGTCCCAGTCGCGCCCGGGTTGGCGTTCCTCGATCTCGATATAGCCAACCCCGAGGCGCTGCAGGATGCGTTTCATACCGGCGGTGCTGCCGGCGTCCACGGCGTTGATAAAGGCGTATTTCACCCGGAGCCGGAAAAGGCTCTCGGGCTCACCGACAAAGCGCGTCACGTCGCGTTGCCAGGCCCACAGCTCCAGGACGCGCAGGTGGCAGGTGTCGGGGTCGAGCTGGTCATAGGGCCACATCAGCCAGCCGCTGGCGGTTTCCCACCAGCGCTGGGCAGCGGCCATCAGCTTGGAAAGCTCGGTGCCGGCGAGCCAGAAAGGCAGCTTGAGCTTGATCATTCCACCGACACCTGCAGGGTTCTGATTCGAGGGATGTTAAGGCCGCTGATCAGGTCAACCCGGGCAGAGAAGCGCAGCGACTCGACGTCAACGAATTGGTGATGCAGTTCCTCAGTCAGCCGACTGAAACTGAACCGCGACTGTGGATAAGTCAGGGTCGGCTTGTAGTCGCGGGACGTGCTTTCACGGAAGGCAGCACGCACGAACAAATCGATCTCTTTCTGCAGCTCCGCCAAGCGTTCGGCGCTGGTGTTGGCTCTGGCCACGACCACGAGCGAAAAGCTGACCTCCTTTTCAGGCATGGCCATCGCCACCAGGTCGTCGCCATGGCCATGGTTGCCCTGGTCGCGGATATGAGCGTTGATCTGGTCTAGGTACGAGGCCGCCGGCACACCAGCTTCAAACAGCACGTAGGCATTGGCGCTACCCGGTCCACGCGGGGCGCCATGCTCGAAATAGACACCGTCCGGCCGCACACCTGGAAAGGTCGAGATCATGGCTCGATAGACCGCGTCGGTGTGCCACTGGTTGACCGCCGAGAACTGGTTGCGGACCCGCAGACGCAACTGATCGTCGGGCTCTGGATCTGCACCTGGTGATTCCAGCCAGCTCTCGGTGTTGATCACCTGGACGATGCCAGCAATGGGTTCCGGCAGGATGGCGTAGTAACCCGGGGCCAGGTTGTAACCGCTGCCGGTGGCTTCCGCCTCGATCGGCACGCTCATCTGCAGCTGGCCATCGGCGAAGGCCACGGCCTCGGTGGTGCGCAGTTGGTAGACGTGGCCATTGATCGGTGGCGACTGCACCAGGAGACCCACCGGCAGCTCCAGGGTGCCGGCGGTATTGGCTCGGGTGAACAGGATTTTGCCCTTGGCCCTGGTGGCGCCCTTGCGCTCGACGTTCACGGCCCAGGCCAGCATATCCAACCACTTGCCGCCGGCGGTCTTCACAAAGAAGTTCGGCAGGACCGACTGGACGACGAAGTCCAGCAGCCACAGCACCGGTTTGGTCACCAGGGCGGTGACTACGCGCCAGAACGGCGAGTAAGCCCCGGTATTGCTCAGTTTGGCGCCCTGGGCGGCCACCTCCTTCTCCCAGGCCTGGCGCAGGCCGGCCTCGGTGGTCGGAATGCCGGCATCACTCAGCGCCTGCTTGAAATCCACGTCGCTCACAGGGTCACCTCTATGTCACCGAATTTCAGGGTTTTGGCCGTGACCAGGTACTGGCCCGGCTGCAGCTGGGTGATCTGTGCCGTACCGGGCACCAGGCGTTCGTCGGCCTCCACCAGCAGCTCCAGCCGCTGGATGCAGTCGCGTTGCTTCAGGCGGTCACGCTCGGCCACCAGGGTCACCAGCAGGCCGCTGTCGCGGATCATGTGAGCGATGTCCTGGGCGATGCTGGCCCGATCGGCGATCAGCAGCGGCTGACGGGACGGGTCCAGTACCAGGTCGTTGTCGACGATCCAAAGGTCTATGTATTCGCTCATCCGGACACCGCCATGCCCATCATGTTTTCCAGTTCCAACGGGGTCATGGCCTTGCCGGTGTGGATGTTCACGTTCTCCACATGGGTTCCTTTGTTCTGGTTGCTGGTGTTCTGAATGCTGGTCAGCAGGCCGCCAGGCGGCACCGCGTTCGGCCGCGTGGGAGCAATCGAGGGGATGGCCGCGCTGATGGTCTGTTGCGCCTTCTGCGCGGCGCTGGCGACGTCGGCGGCAGTGGTGGCCTGCTCGACGCCGGGGATCTGCGGCATGTTGCCCAGGCGGGCCTCGATGTTCACGCCGGGGATCTTGTTGATCATCTCGATCAAGCTGTTGATGGCCTTGTAGAACACGCCCACGATCGCGTCCCAGGCGCCCTTGGCCATACCGGACCAGCCGCCCATGGAGTCGAACCAGGCCGACAGCGCCTGCAGCTTCTCCAGCACCCACTTGAAGGCCTCGGTGTTCATCAGGGCGCCGGTCCATTCGTCCCAGTAGTAGACGGCAGCGATCACGATCGCGACCAGGGCGGCAATGCCCATCACCACTACGCCAATCGGGTTTGCGGTCAACGCCACGTTGACCAGCCAGATCACGCCCTGCCACAGCATCATGGCCACACGGATGATGCCCATGGTGGTATAGAGCACCATCAGGCCCGCCACGTAGACAGCGATCACCGCAGCCTGCAGGAGGAACCCGGCGATGGTGCGCAGGTTGATCAGTTGAACCACTTTCCAGATGGTCACGATGGCCAGCCAGGCCGAGCGGCAGGCACCGACCGTGAACGTCAGCAAGGACATGGTCGCGATAATGGCCAGCACGCCCAGGGTGGTGAGCCCGATCACGCGGGTGATGTTCGGGAACAGTTGAGTCCAGCGGGTCAGCTTGCCGGCAATGCCGGTGAGCTTGGCCATGAGCGGGGTTAGGATCGGGATCAACGCCTGGCCGAAGGCGATCCGCAACGCCTCGACAGCGGCCGCGAACTGCTGCCAGGGATCGACCATGGCCTGGGCCATCTTCTCGGCATCCTCAAGCCCGCGGACTTTGCCCAGCTTATCCAGGCCCTGGCGCAGTCGATCGGTGTCCTTGGCCAGTGCGCCGATCACCTGGGCACCTTCGCCGCCGAAGGCCTCCAACAGCTTGGTGCCGGCCGAGGCGCTGGTTAAGTCGCCCAGCTTGCCCTGCAGCTTTTCCATGACCTGCAGCATGGGCAGCACACGGCCCTGCTGGTCGGTGAACTTGAGCCCGAGCTTGTCCGACGCGGCGCCGATGTTCTCGAAAAATGCCTTGTACCGGCCGCCGGCATCGCCGCCTTCCATGGTGCTGCTCAGCGAACCGATCACCGCGAACTGCTCGGCAATGTCCACGCCGCCGGCGGTGGCGATCGCTCCCACCTCCTTGAACGCGTCCTTGAGCTGAGCGCCATCTGTGCGAAACAGCTGCACCGCCAGGGCGGTCTGGCCGCCCAGCTTCTCGACCCACTCCGCCTTGCCCATGGCGTCGGCCTGGCCCTTGAACAGGTTGTACATGGTGCCCACGTAGGCGCCCATGGTGTCGGCGTCCGATTTGGTGGCCTTGGCCAACATATTGCTGGTGTTGGTAAAGGTCGCCAGCTGGCTGCCGGACAGGCCCTTAATGGCGCCCTCGATGCTGTACGCCGAGGCGACAAAGTCCCGGGCGTTCTCGCCGTAGGCCACGGAGAACTCCAAGGCCTTTTGGTTGAGTGAGGTCAGCGCATCTTCAGCTACGCCAAGGGAACGAACCTCGCCCAGGGCACGGTTCATCTCCAGGGCGGGCTGCAGCGACTGGTTGATCCCGATGAAGGCGCCAGTGATCCCGCCCAGGCCCATGGCCATGGTCTTGTTGTTCTTCTCGGTTTGCTCGGCAAGGTCCGAAAAGCCCATTTTCACCTTGCCCAGGGGCGCAGTGATCTTGTCGGTCAGGGCCAGGATGAAGTCCAGGCGGGCGGCGCGGTCAGCCATGCTCAGTTATCCGTTCAACGCATGGGCAATGCCGTTGGCCACGGCAATCTCCATGCGTCTCCAGTGCTCGTTCTCAAGCCACTGCGCAGTCCCCATGTTCTCGACCGTGGGTTCAGCGCCAGGCAGCCAGCGGTTGGTGAGGGCCATCAGCTGGCCCAGGCCGTCCTCGGTCAGGCGGTCAGCGTGTTCGAGGGCTTTTTTACGAGGATTTCAACGTCTGGGGCGTACTCCTCCAGGAGCGCGCCGGCGATCTGCATGGTCAACACCGGGTTGGCCAGCAGCTCGCGCAGCCCTGCCCGCTGCTCCTGGTTGACGGTGGTGCTCAGCAGGTTGAACGACGGCGCCACCTTGTTGGTCGCGGTCAAGGCGTTGAAGTACTTGGTCACGTCCTGGGGCGACAGGCTGAAGCTGAATTCCTTGTCGCCGACTTCCAGGGTGATCTCGCGGCTATTGATGCTCATGGGGTGCGTATCCTTTGGCTAAGGGTTGAAAAGTGGGTGTCCAGTTGGGCGCGCAGGCTGCTTTCCAGCTTGTCCATGGCGCGCTCGATGTCGTTGTGTTGCGGGTAGTTCTTGGCGATCTCCACGCGCAGCTCCAGGTGCTCGCGTCGGGCCTCACTGACCTGGCGAAACAGGAAGGCCTGGAAGCCGATCACGGCGGTCAACAGCAGTTCAGGCAACAAGGCCATCAGTCTCTCCAGAATTTCCATGTCAGGCGCTCCAGGTGCCACGGCCGCCGATCCGGACGGCCTGGTACATCAGCCAGGCCAAGGCGGTGTTCATGCCTTCTTCACGCAGGGCGTCGTAGAAGATCCGATCGGCCTCGGCCTTGGTGAATCGGTGGGTTTCGTGGGTGTAGATCCGGTCATGCACCACTGACGGCCGGCGCGCCGCCGGCGTCTGCGGGTCCACGATGCGCCGGGCCAGGTGTGGCACGCTGGCCAGGTCCGACAGGTAGCCCACCGGGACGTTGATCAAGCGGCCGTCCTTGGTGCGGTACTGCAGCACCCGGATCACCTCCCAGCGCGTGTGCCCTGGGCGGTGTCGCAGCTCCAGGTCACTTTCAAAGGGCATCGGCGGCGCACTCCACGCGGACCCGGTTCGGCGCGGTGTCCTGGGCGATCTGCTCGCGCAGCAGCACCCGGGCCGGCATCGGCGCTTTGCAGTAGGTGGCCACCAGGGTGGAAGCGCTGCGCGCAACCACGGCGCGTGAATCGCTCAGCGCACACCCGACTAGGACAACGGCGCCGAAAGCGGCACAAATCAGCAGGCGGTTCATGTCAGTAACTCCACAGTGCAGGGCTCGGGAGGCGTCCGCCGATCGGAGCCAGGCCCAGGTGCAAGAAACGGCTGTTGCCCTTCTGGCTCACGCCGATTCGGGTAAAGCCCAGGCCCAGGGCGAGCTGCAGCAGCTTCAGCGCGTCAGGGCCGCGCACAGCCACATCGACGGCCAGCCCCATGTTGTGCTCGCCCGGTTCGGCCTTCCTGGCTTCCTCGGGGTGCCGGCGGCAGCGGTAGCCACTGCTCAGGGCCATGGGCTTGGCGTACTGGTTACGCAGCTGCTGCAGGCGATCCATGAACTCGGGCTGCATCTCGCTGCCGTCGCTGTTGCACTTGCCGCACTTGCAGCGCAGCTCCTTGGCCGAGAAGTTCGGCCAGCGGTTGGTGGTCATCGGCGTTGTTCTCGCTCAAAGATGGATTGGCAGGGTGTGCAGCGGGTCTTGCCGCCCAGAGCCCGGCGGTCCTCCGGAATGGGTTCGTCACAGTCCTGGCAGTGGGTGCGGCTCGGCCCGGTCGGTTGCAGCGTGGCGAGATGGGCGGCGATCGCTTGTTCCCGCAGACGCAGCTCCAGCGCCTGGGCGCGATCGAACGGGCAGACCATCAGCGCAGGCCCTCGATCTCGGCAGCGGCCAGATACGGCACGCCGTTGACGCGAATGAAGTCCGGACTGGTGACGTCGAACGGCACCTTGTGTTTGGTCTTCTCGCCGCCCTTTGGGTCAACACTGAGCAAGCTGGACACCTTCAACTTGCAGCCGAAGGCCTCGATGCGCAGTTCTTCCTGGCCCGCCTGGGCGAAAAACACCACGTCGAAGGGCTCCAGCTGGCGAAAGCTGCCGGCAGTGCGGGCGGCCTCGATCAGCAGGTTGAAGTTGTTGCTGTCGAACTCGAATTCACCGCTGGCCGCCACATCGCCATCGACGTGGCCATCAGGCACGCCTCGGGACTGCGCGACGGCGGTGTTGTCGGTGATATCCAGGGTGCAGCTCTCGACGTGTGCCTGGAGATCCCCCAGGGCAATGTCGAAGTTCTTGCCGCCAATACGGGACATGGGGGGTTACTCCTAATCGTCGTTGGAAAGGTCCAGGGCGATGTTCGCCGTGAGGTCTTTCGGGCAGTTGAGGGGCTTGATCTTCAGGAACAGCTCCACGCGGGTTTTGGTCTTCCAGACCAGGACCACGTCGCCGTCCTTGGGCGATTCGATCTCACCGGGGAACACTTGGCCGGCAAAGGTGGTGGACTTGGCCATGGCGCGCAGGGGCTTCATGAAGGCGCTGACAGCGGCGGCCATGCTCGCCGGCGAGTTGTTGAGGCGCCGATCGGCGACCCGGCGAATCAGCAGCGGCCGGACCTGGCGGGCGGCTTTGTCGGCCAGGCGCAGGTACTCGATCACCTGGTAGTCGCTCGCCGGCGCGTCCAGCATGTTGCCGTCGCCCCAGTACACGCCCGGGTAGTCCGGGTAGGTCTGCGGCACTGAGTAACGGGCCTTGTCCAGCTCGGCCAGGATGGCGCTCGGCAGTGGGATGCCCTCCTTGTCCTGGGGCGTCTCGCCCAGGCCCATCAGGGCGCCAGTGGCCACACGCATGGGGCTATCGGCGATGCTCACCGCCGCGTTGGCCAAGCGGCCGGCCAGCACGCCCAGGTCATTGCCATGCAGCTGCGGAACGATCAGGACACGCGGGGCCAGTAAGTCCTTGGTCAGCGCCTTGCGCTCGCCCAGGTAGTCGTTCCAGGTCTGCTGGACGGTGGGGCCGACTGCAGCAGCCATCACGAACAACCGGCGCCCGTAGGTGTTGGCGATCGCTTCGGCCGCGTCATGCATGGCCGACAGTTCGGCGGCGGTGGCCACAGGCTTGGTGATCACCACGCATTCGACAGAGAAGCCTTGCTGCTGGGCCTTTTCCAGGGCGGCGGTCCAGTCGCCGTCTGCAGCGATCGGCGCAGCCACACAGGCCCAGCGATCGCCACCGTTCTGGCGTGCGGCGGTGATCTGGGTTTTCAGATCGTTGGGGGGAATGCCCAACTGCGCGTCCAGGTCGCTGTCGGTGTTCAGGGGGATCAACTGGCCGACGTTCTTTGCGCCGGGGCCAATGATCAGGAAATAGCGCTCGATCTCGGTCACGGCACCCTGGCCGAGGTTGAGGTTATGAACGCTGACTTTGCCGAGTGCCATGCTGTGCCTCGTTAGCGGGGAGAGTTGAGGATTTGTTGCAGCACCTGGTTCACCAGCAGGCTGGTGTCCCGTTCGCTGCTGACGCCCAGGAACTGGCGCTTAGGCAGGGTGATTTCCCAGCTCTGGGCACCAGTGCTTTCGGCTTTTTCGTCGGAAAGAATGCGGATCAGCAGGCCCGCCTGGGCGTACCCGACGTGCTCCTGAATCCAGGTCACGGGCGGCCGGGACAGGCCCTTTTTGCCCGCCTTACGAACCTTGAAGCCCAACCGGCGCAGGCGCTTGGCCTGCTTGTCAGTCGATGCCAGACCTTCCGGGACTTTGTTCCAGCGGCGCATTTGCGCGGCGGTGCGGCGCTCCGATGCGCCGTTGTGCTGCTGGGCGGCCACCCAACTGGTGAGCCCGTTGCGCCAGCCCAGGCGGGCTTCATCCGGGCTCACCCGGGTCACCTGCAGCAGCTTGCCCAGGCCGGCCTCCATCTTCTTTTTACCCTTCTCGGGGTTGCGCCGAGGGGCAAATGGCGAGCCGTCCAGGTTCTGCTGTTCGCGAATGCGCTTGCGGGACATGGTCCGCACGCGCTTGGAAACGTTGTTCAGCAGCCGCCGGCGCAGCTGCGGCGGCAGACTGAGCAATGCCAACTGCTCGCGCACGCCCAGGTAGCCCCGGGCGTCCAGTTCGAAGGTGCTACGCGCCATGGCTGCGGACCTCGCCCTGTTCTGCAGTCCACAGCTCAAAGTCCACCAGGCCCCACTTCTTGCCGAAAGCGTCGATAGAACCGTTAGGGTCTTCAGCCAAGTGCTGGGGCTCGATGAACTCCAGGGTCAGCTCCAAGTCGGCCAGGTCAGGGGTGATCTGATCGACCGCAAACGTCGGCGCCGGCAGATCGTCGTCCCGGTCGGGATCGTTGGATTCCAGCCAGCCACCCAGCAAGGCCATAAGTAGCGCAGGGTTATCAGCGAATCGATCGATCACGATCACCGCGCGGTAACGCATATCGCCCATATGCAGACCCTGGATGCCTGGCTTCCAGATCAGATCCAGGTTGACCTGCTCGGCCCAGCTATCGATCTGCTCGGGCAGCACCAGATTGAGGCTGATCAGATATCTGGTCAGAGCGCGCAGCTTGTTCATAGCAAGGCCGCCGTGATGCGGCCACGGCCCTGCAGGGCGCGCACGGCCTGCTGGCTGAAAGCGAGGAAGGTTTCCGCCCGCTCCGGGGCTTCCTTGCCGGTGTTCTCGGCGCTTTCGCGGCGGGTCACCGTGGCGAACTGGGGCAATGCCTGGGCCTTGGCGCGGTTGTACACAGCGCGCTTGTAGAGCTTGGCCTTGAAGGCTCGCTCAGGCAGCAGCAGAGGGTCCGCGGTTTCCACGTTGGTGATGCCGACGGCTTGCCAGCGGGCCTTGCACTTGGCCAGGTCGTCGTTCACCTCGACCATGGCCATTGTCAGGGTGTCGGTCAGCAGCTCCACCAGGTACTCCGCCGGCAGGCGCTGTTCCTTCTGGAACTCCGACAGCGAAAGGTCCGGCCAAAAGCCGTCGTTCTCGATCGTCAGGTCCACAAAAGTGGTGGGTTTCCCGGAAAAGCTCATACACTCACCTGAATATCAACAAGGCGAGAGAGAACATGACGGGTAGCTTGGATAGGCCGAAACGCAGCCTTAGTTCTACACTCAATGACCGTCTTCAACAGATAGAAAAAGGTCGCAAGGTTCGGCAGAAAAAGCTGGATGATGCCCACGCAACGAGCTTGGAGAACTTGGCGGAATTGCTCGAAAGCTCTCCAACTGCAATTGCTGAAAAGGCAAAATTTCTTGATCAGTACGTTCGTACACTGCGCCACAACATCCAACGCGAAGGAGGAGAACTTAAAATCACCGTTACTTTTCCGGAGGGAGAGAGAAGTAATGAGGAAGTTTTGGAGAGCTTCTTGCGCTGAATTCATGGCTATCGCCTCTCAAAGCCTCGTATTCCCTGAATGCGAGGCTTTTTAATAGGGCGGGAAACACCGTTTCAACGGGGCGAGCCATAAATGGCTGACTCGTCTCACGGGTTCCCGCTGGGGGGGTAGTCGTTGGTTACTGGGCGCCGGTGGCGGCCTCTTGCTTGCGCAGGGCCTTGCGGCAGTTCTCGATCCGGGTGTCCACGCCGACCTTGGAATACAGCTGTTGGGCTCGCTCCAGGTGCTGCAGGGCGGTGGCCCACTCCTTGGCCTCCTGGGCGCGGATGCCGATCAACTTGTGGAACTTGGCCGGGATCTGCTCCGTCAGCTGCCATTCGCCATCCACGCGGGGCAGCAGATCGGACAGATAGGGCTCAGGGCTGCGGTTGGCCTTGTACTCGTCGTAGGCCCATTCACAGACCGCGTCCGCGACAAAGGTCTGGATGTCCCGGCGCTTGAAGCGCTCGGGCATCTGCTGGCCCTGGGCGATCGCGATATCTGCCAGCTCCAGGCCGTCCTCGAACTGGGCGGTATCGAACAGCCAGACGATCACCTGGACCAGCACGCGATTGGCAAAGACCTGGTCGGACTCGATGTAGCGCTGGACGTACTCCTGGTATTTGGGCAGCAGCTCGCGGCGTTTGAGATCCTGGCGGGTGGCCAGGCCCTGAATCGCGCTCAGGCGCTCCAGGTCCTGCTCCAGGGCCGCTTCCATCAGCGCCAGGTGCTTGCGGGCGTTCGCTGGGCTGCTCAGGGCCTCGGCGGGCGAATAGTGCAAGGCTGCGGCGGCTGTAGTGTTCACCACTGCCGCCACGCCTTCGGCGAGGATGCGCCGCTTGTGCTCCAGGGCCAGGCTCATTACACGAGCCCCACAGAGTCGGATTCCAAACTGGCGAACTTGCCGAGCTGTTCGATCACATAGCCTTCGTTTCGCCCGTTGTAGTCCTCGACGCGGGAGCGCTTCGGGTTCTCCAACAAGTGGCGGCGCCAGCTGGTGTCCTGGAAGTAAATAGACAGGTTGTCCCAGGAGGTGACCACGATGCCTTTGGACGGGAAGAACGGAATCAGGAAAGACGGCAGGCCGCCATAGGTGGCGATCACCTGGGCATCTTCAATGCGTTCTTTCTCGGTCGGGGTCTGGCCCTGGGCCGCGTACAGCTTGCCCTTGTCGTGGGCCAGCAGGTCCGAACCGATGATGGCCACCAGGTCGCCCTCGTCACGGTAGACCGGATCGATCATCTGCTTGACGTCATGCACCGCCGAGTCGAGGTTGGCGTAGTCGCCGCCCTTGCCCAGCATGATTTTCTTGGCAGGGTCGCCGGTGGAAAGCATCTGTTCCGGGATCTGCTCGCGGGCGATCTGCAGCCAGCCTTTGTTCACGTCCTGGAGCATCGGGTACTTGGCCAGATCCGTCTGCTGGGCTGCGGTGATGCCATGCCAACCCGTTAGGATGCGGTCCAGTGCGATCCGCTTCTGGACCGCCGCCAGGTAGCGCTGTGCAAAGTCGGGGAACTTCGACCAGGCGTCGATGGTGGCGAACTTCAAGGCAACGTCCGTTTCAGTGTGAAACAGCTCGTACATGTTGTTCTTGAGGTCCAGAAGGCTGCGCGGCTCGCGATCCTTCTTGTCGGTGTCGGTGCGGCTGGTGGCCGGCCCGTTCAGGCCCAGCAGTACCTTTTCGCCCTTGATTTCACTGACAGGCACGACGTTGATTCGGCCGAGGAAGTCCACGCGCTCGGTGATCTGGTCGTTCAGTTCCTGGGCGTGGGTTGGCTCAACGGCGAAGGTACGCGCGGTGTCGCCAATGTTGTAGGCCTCGGCCAGGTCTGCCTGGAGCTGCAGGTACTCCGCTGCAGCGCGTTGAGAGAGGGCACCCATTAGCGCAGGCCCTTGCTGCGTTGCTTACCAGTGGCGCCGGTGGTGCGTGGCACCTGACGTCGATTGGCCGGGGTGTTGAACATCTTGGTCATGGTCTGTTCCAGCTCGGCCATGCGAGTGCTCAGCTCCTTGATGTTCTTGCCGCCGTTCTTCTTGAACTCGCCGCGCTCTTCGTCGGCCTGGTCCACCACGTCCTGGACAGCAGTGCCCACGGCATCGACCTGTTCCTGGGTGTCGCTGGTGTCCACGTCTTCCACGACGGGCTCCAGCACCGCCTGCAGGCCGGCCAGCAGAATCACGAATTGTTCATAAAGCGCCTTGAGCGCCTTGGCAGTTGCTTCATCCATCGGTTTGTTCTCGTCAGGTGAGGGGGTGTCGGGGTTGGTGATGTCGGCGAAGCGCTTGCAAAGGCCGCCCAGGGCGGAAAAGAAGCGGCGGATCTCGCCGTGTTGCTGGCCGCCTTCGCGCAGCGAGCCCAGGGCCATGGCGTTGCCGTAGTAGGAGGTCCGGGCGTAGCGGTGCCCCTTGCGGGCGCTCCGGGAGAAATACAGCTCCTGGGTGCCCAGGCTGGCCGGCGAGTCGGTGACGGCCAGGCCGGTGAGGTAGTAGCGACCGGAGTTGGCAAAGTTCGGCGTGATCTCCACGCTGGTGAACAGCTTTTCGCCCTGGTCGTTCAACTGCAGCAGCTTGTCGTTGGGTTTGAGCTGCGCTTCCAGGGCCACCTGGCCAGGCTCCAGTTCGGGGTCGTCTTCTACGAGACGCAAGGCATAGACAGTGCCGTGGGAGCCCGGCCAGCGTTCGTGTTCGCTCCAGATCACCGCCGTATAAACCGACAGCTTGTAGCTGTCCGCGCAGTCGCGCAGCTCCTGAACTGTGATCTCGCGGTTATCAGCGGTCGGGCCGCTGACAGCTACGCGCTTCCAGAACGAAACAAGGGATCGGGGCATGGGTGAAGCGCTCGGTGGTGGTCGTTGAGAGCCACCTTAGGCAGCCGATCGGCTCCGGCCAATCGCTTTACTTCCGGCCTTCTCCTATTTCGTGAAGATAGGAGAAACAAGGTTTTTTAGCGGGCGTTTCGCCGATGATCGCCGCATAGACTGCGGCCCCATGTACTACTCGACCGAAGTTAAAGAAGCCGCCAAACGCCTGTTTCTACGCCGCTGCAAGGCGAAGGAAATTCAGGCACAGCTCAACCTGCCCAACATCCGGATCGTCTATTACTGGATCCGCCAGGGCGGGTGGGAAGACATGCTGTCGGATGAAGAACCGCTGACCGCCGTCAGCCGGCGAATCACCCTGCTCCTGGAGAAGGCCACCAGCCTGACAAAGGACGACCTCAACGAGCTGGACCGGCTGACCACCATCCGGGAACGCCTGCAGAAGCAAGCCGCGAAGCCCTCGCCGGCGCCCCCGCTCGGCGACAACCAGGACGAGCCCCAGGAACCCCGCCAGCGATCGCGTGGCGACCGTTCCGGCCGTGGTGAGGGTGGCGGCAAGAAGCGGGAGAAAAAGGCCAAGAACGACGTGAGCGACCTCACGGAAGTGGACTTCCTGGATAAGTTCATCTCCAAGATGTACGGCTACCAGAAAGAGTTGTTCGCGGCCAAACAGAATCCGCTGACGATGCGGATCCGGAACGTCCTCAAAAGCCGCCAGGTGGGCCTGACCTACTACTTCGCCGGCGAGGCGTTCATGGATGCGGTTCTGTCCGGGGATAACCAAGTCTTTCTGTCTGCCAGCCGCGCCCAGTCTGAGATATTCCGCAGCTACATCATCGCCTTTGCTCAAGAGTGGTTCGGCCTGGAGCTGACCGGCAACCCCATAGTCCTCAGCAAAAACGGCAAGCCTTGGGCCGAGCTGCGTTTTCTCAGTACAAACGGGGCGACCGCCCAGGGCTATCACGGCCACGTGTATGTCGATGAATATTTCTGGATCCGCGATTTCGAGAAGCTGAACAACACCGCCAGTGCCATGGGTACCCACTTCAAATGGCGCAAAACCTATTTCTCGACGCCCAGCGCGGTGTCGCATCAGGCTTATCCGTTCTGGACCGGTGAGAAATTCCGCAACGGCAAACACAAGGACGCCAAGAAACCATGGCCCAGTGACGACCAGATCGCAGCGGGCGCGCTATGCCCAGATGGGCATTGGCGCAAGATCATCACCATCCTGGATGCGCTCGCCGGCGGCTGCGATTTGTTCAACCTGGAGCAGCTGCAGCTGGAGTATGACGAGGACAAATTCCAGCAGCTGTTCATGTGCAAATTCATCGACAGCACGCAGAGCGCGTTTTCCCTCAAAGACCTGGAGCGCTGCTATTCCGACATGACGCTGTGGGACGACTACGATCCCGAAGCGGACCGCCCCTATGGCAGCAGCCCGGTATGGATCGGCTACGACCCAAGCCGCACCCGCGACGACGCCACTTGCGTGGTCATCGCACCACCGCTGGAGCCCGGGGCCAAGTTCCGGATCTTGGAGAAGCACAGTTGGCGGGGCCAGTCCTTCAAGTACCAGGCCGAGCAGGTCAAGAAACTTACCGAGCGCTTCAACGTGCAGCACATCGGCATCGACACCACCGGCATCGGCTACGGCGTGTTTGACCTGGTGCGCGACTTCTACCCCCGGGCCGTCTCGATCCACTACAGCCTGGAGACGAAAAACCTCCTGGTGCTCAAGGCCCAGGACACGATCCAGGGCAGCCGCATCGAATGGGACGCCGGTTGGACTGACATTGCCCAGGCCTTCCTCACGATCAAGCGCGGCACCACTGGCAGCGGTCAGGTGACCTACAGCGCATCTCGCACCGACGCCACCGGGCACGCCGACGTTGCCTGGGCGGTCATGCACGCGCTCTACAACGAACCTTTGAACACCAACAGGCGGCGCCGTAGCCGCTATCTAACGAGCGGAACACATGGCCAGACCACGCAAAAAGAACCAGCCCACTCAACAACGAACCCAACAGCCCACGCGCATGTTCACGTTCGGAGAGCCGGAACAGGTACTGACCGCCAATATCGGGGAATACCTGGGCGTGTTCCCAACAGACGACGGGCGACTGTACAAGCCGCCGGTGTCGCGCGCCGGCCTGGCCAAGCTGCTGCGGGCCAATGCGCACCACGGCGCTATTCCGAAGTTCAAGCGAAACCTGTTGCTGCGTGAGTTCATCCCGTCAGCGGGCTGCAGCACACACACCATGGGGTGCGCTGCCCTGGATTACATGGTGTTCGGGGAGGCGTACTTCCTGGTCCACTTCAACTTCGCGGACCAGGCCCTGGAGCTTGAGCACTTGCCCGCCATAAACATGCGGGTACGGGTAGACGGCGGCTTTGTGATGCTGCTGCCGAACGGGCATCAGGAGGAGTTCGACCAGGACGAGATTATCCAGATCAAAGATTACGACGTAGAACAGAACATTTACGGGATTCCGGACTACTTGGGCGGCCTGCAGGCGCTGCTGCTCAATGAGGCCGCGACCTTGTTCCGCCGGCGCTACTACAGCAATGGCGCCCATGCCGGTTACATCTTCTACACCAACGACCCGAACCTGTCGGAGGAAGACGAGGACGATCTACGCGCACAGATCAGCGCAAGCAAAGGCGTGGGCAACTTCCGTTCAATGTTCGTGAACATCCCCGGTGGCCAGGAGAACGCAATCAAGATTATCCCGGTCGGCGACTTTCAGGCCCGGGACGAACTGGAGAAGGTCAAGAACATCACCAGGAACGACATCATCGCCGCCTGGCGGATGAACCCGGCGCTGGCGGGGATCATTCCGGAAAACAGCGGTGGTTTCGGGGATATCGAGAAGATCGACAGGGTTTATACCAGCAACGAGATTAGGCCGATCTGCCAGCTGTTCAACCAGCTCAACGACCGATTGAGGGAGGACCGGCGTATAGCCTGGAAGGACACCCCGGCTAGCGCCCAAACCACTTGATACAGCGTACTTATCTCCCTGAAAACACTACATCTTGTGGCAAAATAGTACCCAAATAGGGCCCTTGGGGAGGGTTGCATGCGAGTCATTTGTAAGTGCGGACATAAAGGGCGGATAGGGCACAGTGAGGCGCTATCGCCGGACTTCAGGAAGCTCTATTGTCAGTGTCTGGACGTGCACTGTGGTCATTCCTGGGTCGCGCATTTGACCTTCTCGCACACGTTGAGCCCGTCAGCGAAGTCGGTTGACTCCTTATTGTTTGACCGACTCCGCGAACTACCTAAGGCGCAGCAGCGCTTGCTATTTGATCAGCTGGGCGCCTTGTCGGCATCGTAGTCGCCTAACTTGGCAACCGCGCTTTCAATTCGACCTATGGCTGCAATGCCGACTTCTAGCAGGCCAGCACGGCTTTCTTCGCTCAGTGAGACGCCTGCACATGAGATCTCAACAATCATGTGCATGACTGCGGCCGCACCCTGCAGCTCGCCGCGAAGCTCCGTAATGTTCAGGTTTTTCATTTACTACTCCTTGAATGAGGTTGCCTGAATTGGCGGGGCGGGAGTTTGAGTAGCGGGTAGCAATACGCCATCGGCGAAAAGTGCAAGGGGCAGCCTTAGCCGCCCCTTGCCCTGTAAAGCTCTCGCCCGTGGCCCTATCTATACGGGCTGTGCTTCTCGTAACTGGAAGGCGTAAACCCCCTGTCCCTGATCATGCGAAACCTGCTCCAACAGGTCCGGATTACGATCTAGCTTTGCCGCTACGCGTTTGGCAGCACGTAGAGGACTCTCTGCACAACTCGCGGTGGTGCCCATGCCCTTTGCCCTGGCAAGGTAGGCCCCAGTGGATTGACGAACGATGATGATCATAGGGGCCTCAGTTCAAAGTCAGATTGATCACAGGCCGCGCCAGAAGCTGGGCCAGCAAGGTGGTATCGCTGTCAGACAAAGCGCCCAGGCGCTTGGCATGAGCTGCTAGGACTTCCAGCTGGCACCTGGCACCTGGTGTTTTTTGCACCTGGTACTCAATTAATGCCTGGCCAACCATTACCAGGGCCAACTGACGATCGGGGGCTGTGGTAGCCTTTACCGCGCTACCGCTTGGATGTATCGCATGCATGTGTTGCTCCTTTGCTGGTGGTTGGTGTCGGGGAGCTGCAACTCCTCGACACCGTCTCTATCACGCCTGCCGCAAATGGCTGGCGGTGAATACCGGGCGCTGCTCACAGCGCACTTCAAATACCCCCAAGTCTTGGCCGTCTACGTCCAGCAGGTGAACGACGGTGATCTGAGTCGGGGTTTCTTCTGGATGATCTTGCCAATGCCCAATGGCAGCGAGTTCAGCCAACTCTTCAACTGTGCAGAGATCCACGTAGAAGTTGGGTAACTGCAGAGAACCGTTCAAGGCATTGGCGCTGTAACGAATCTTCATTCCTCCTCGATCTCCTATTCAGGCCACACGCACTTTGGAGCCGTGCTGAAGCACGTAAAGCTCCACGTCTTCCATCCGATACCTGCCACCAACACCGCCCTTCACCACATACCCGTCGGGGCACGGTTCCAACTTGATTGGGAACGGGTGCGGCCAACCGCAGGACTTACCGAACTCGATTTGGGAGTGGTATCTGCTGCCCTCTTTGATACCGGCGTAAAGCTGTTGGCCGATCACCTGCGCACCTGCCGCCTCTGCCAGGAATGCCTCAAAGATCAGTTGGACGGTGGAGTGCGTGAAGCGCTCACCATCGTTCTGCAGCAGATCAAGATTGATGCGGCCGCGGGCAAAGTCTCGAAACGCTTCAAGGCGCCGATGGCGTATCAGCTCGTCCTGTTCGGTTTTATCCATGGTGCTGCTCCAGGTTGTTGTTCAGAAAGAGTTGTTCAAGCTCGCTCCAGTCGCTGGGGCACTCGCAGGCCCTGTTGGTAAAGGGGAAGGACGCCAGCAATCCCACCAGCACCTGGAATACTTCAGTGCCCAGGTCTGCAGCTGTCAGTTGTCCGAAGTGCAAACCCACTTCGCCCTGGAGCCAGTCGGCGCGCTTCGGGTTGGCCATGCAGGCCATGGTCAGCAGGAGCGCACGGCGCGGGGCGTCCAGGGAATGCAGGCGCTTGAGAAGCGGCGATAACCCCACCCCTGCAATGCTCAGCTCTCTCATGGTGGTGATCACGGGGACCGAGGACGACAGGCCGACCAGCTCGACGGCCTTTTGCCAGCAATGGGCAAAGTCCAGGGATTGGGCAGACATTTCGGCGCGAGCTGGGGCATTGAGAGCGGTCATTTTCGGTTCTCCAATGTTGAAAACATGCTCAGAGCTGTGAACGTCCCGGAACAACCGGAACAGCGAACCATCGGATACCTGGACACCGCGCCGTTCGTGGCCTCCAGCGACAGGGCAGTGTTCCAGCTCTACCGGAACGTTTCGGAACACAACGTTGAGGAAAACAGCTGAAAGCCCCGTGGAATGCTGCCTGTAGCCCTGTTCTGGATGTGCCACCGGTTGGAACAGCGGCGGAACCTGCCGGAACATATTTGTTCCAGAGCGATCCGGTTTGTACCAGTAAGGACGGAACACAAAATGCTGATTAACCATCTGAAATAATTGAATATTTTTTATATCTAATTGAATGTTCCAGATATTCCGGACCGTTCTAGCTTCTGCACAGGCCATGCCCTTTTCACTCGACAGGACACCCCTCGCACTGCAGGCCATACGTTTCATCAGGCGTTCCCCCGCTTCTTGAAAATCCAGCACCAGATAGAACGCTTCTCCAGTGGCGACCGGACTTTACGAGTCTCAATGAAGGTGTGAGTGGTGCTTTGGGGCAGCGCCCGACGCAGCATTGCCTCTGAGATCACCTCCTGGCCGGCCTGACGGCACGTCTGCTGGAAGTGCTGGATGTTGATGGCGATCAACTGCCGATCGTTGCTGTGGTTCAGGGTTTCGTGAGTTTCCTCTCGTGTTCCGTCTGAATCAGTGATCGTCACCACCCGCTCGTTCAGGTAGTGATAGATCTGCCAGAACTGGGCAGCGGTTGGGTGCTCCGATCGGCAACGTTGTTGCCTGGCAATCGCTCGCGCCTCCAGGTGGCCAGCCAAGCTTTCGGTGTCTCTGTCGGTCCAACTGGGGAACAGCGCCTGGGTCGCGTAGGCGGCAGCAAGCACTTGGGCGTGACACAGAACTATCCGTGCCTCGGTCAGGGCACTGATGGACTGCAGGCGCTGCTCGTAACGTGTGAACGCTTCGAAGTAGCGCTCCAGCCACTGCTTTTCAAATGCCAAGACACGACGTAGATAGCCGCCCAGCTCTTTGGCCTTCATGGATTTCAACCTGTCGGCCATTGGCTTGAGTGCCAGCGAGTGGTGATCCTTGGTGCAGTGCAAGTGCACGATCCGTGAAAGGATGGCCTCGGACCCATCCACGCTCTCGTTCTGAGAGATGGCCAAGGCGCCGCGCCAGATGCTGATCCGTGTTTCATTGCCCGTCGTCTTGGCGCCGGTCACACGCAGAGGGGCGTGATAATCGAACATCGGCTTAACTTCGTCCCAGGCAAATTGCACGGTGACTGTGCGGCCCTGGGCGTCGTTGTAAGTACGGTCTGACTCGATTAGGACCACCGGTAGATTGCTGACCTCGGAAAAGGCGCGTGATAGGCCCACGGCGCTTGCACCGGTGCCACTGGGCTTGATGCCCTCCATATTGTCGCGGCCGATCAGGCGCCATAGGAAACGCAGCAGTGTTGACTTACCCGCCCCTGGCTCGCCCGTCAGTTCCAGGAAGGGAAACGACGCCTGCTGGCTGCCGATCTGCTGGACGAATAGCGAGGCTGTCCACCAGGACAATGCGGCCAGACCATTGAGGCTGTGAACCGCCAGAAAGTCGGGGAACCAATAACCATCGAAATCAGTACCGCGTTCGAACTTGGTGTTCACCAGGGCGGTCTTCACACCCGCCCCCTTGACCTCGATAAAGCCGTGGCTGTTTACCGGTAGCTCTCTGCCCTCATGAAAGCCGAACTGGGGATAGCAGTAGGTACCGGAGTCCTCGTCGTAGCCAATAAAAGGAAGGCTGCGCACAGTACGTACTGGCCGCTTTACATCGTTCAGCCATTTGGCCTTGAGCATGGCGAGTTCTCGAGCGCCGCCCTCAAAGTTTCCTCCGGGTGTGAAGTCGAGCATGGCCCGGACAAACCCCCTGGGCTCAGCAATTGCGCTCGATGGCAGCGGTGCCTGGACGCTCCGGCTCTGGTCGGGAAACTGGAAGTCGAAGTAATAGCGCTGCTCGCCGGTGATGATGTCCTTCTCCAAGTAGTCCAGGCTGGGGATGCAGTTGGAGATCTGCGCGATCTTCACATGCCGTGCGAAGATCTCGCGGTTGCCGTCCACCTTGTCTTCGCCTAGGTCTTTGCTCAGGTCACCCTGGTTTACGCGGGCCGAATAGAGCTGGTTTCGGAACTCCAGTAGGTAAAAGCCAGCAGGACGCCGCAGGTACAACAAGTAGGCGAGCTTGTTTGTGTTCTCAGCGGTAAACAGTTGGCCGCGATAGCAAGCATCCTCCATGAATTTATTGTTCAGTTCGCCATCCCGGTACACGTCATCCCAGTCACGCTGGCCAGCGAGCGCTACCCAGCCAATCTCCCCCATACCGCGCAGCATTTTGAGGTACTTGGGGATGTATTTATGGCCGGCCTTGTCATCATCCAGGCCAATGACCCACGTCACCGATTGCTCCTTGTGGGCTTCGACAATCTCCCAAGGAAAGTTCACGCAGCTGATGGATGCAACGGCCTTGTATCCAGCCAGGTGTAAAGCGATGGCGTGGAAGATCCCTTCTACAACATAGACCCGATCGCCCTTTGCGATGGCCTGACCAGGTGGCGCCCAGCCGTTGTTTTGGTAGGTCATCTTGTACTTGATGCCTGCCTTCTTGCCTTTGTTTGCCGCAACCATGCGTTCGTCGATGATTCGTTCCCAGTAACCGTCGCCGAGCGGAAAACGTACAGTGTCAGCCCAGTCGCCGGACTCCATCTTCCGGCGGCCCTGGGTGTACCAGCCGGACAGCTTGGCAACGTCGAAGCCGCGGTTGCGCTGCAGGTAAGCGTCAGCTGTAGCGTTAGGGCTCGTTTCTGTGGCCGGGAAACGCTCGCTCAGGCTTTCGAACAGCTCGCTATAACGATCACGGGTGTTCTGTTCGAACTGACATTTGATGTCGCGGCTGCACTTGAGGCGATATGGCATTGCTCTACTGATGAAGAGCTCTTGTCGGCCACACTTGGGGCAGGTGCCCTTCTGCAGGTACTTGTCGCCAATGTCCTTGAAGTCCAGTTCTCTATCGTTCTCCAAGGCTCTGATGACATCGAGCTGATAGATCTCGTCGAACTGGGCCTGGGTGATGCGTGTTCTTACGTTCATCACCGCCCCTTAGCGCTGGGAGCTGACAGATACGCTCAACACGCGCTCCGCCTGCTTAGCGGCTTCCATGGTCATGTGGACCATGTTTAGCAGTACTGCTCCCTTCGATCCCTCTTTCTTCGGGCGAATGATGTATTTGCCTGCTTTGATTTCATTTTCAACGGCGCTCGTCGATTGTCCGGAACGCCGAGTGAACTCCGAAATGGTCATGTATGGCGTGTCGATGACGACCTGCATTCTGATAACCTCGATTACTGATATTTGTGGATATATGGGCCATAAGTACCCATACGGAACCAATATAAGTACCCATACGGAACCGTGTCAAGAGAAGGAATCAGGCGATGGAGTTGGCGGAGAAATTGAAGGCGATCCGGCTAAAGGAAGGCCTGACGCAGGCGGAGCTGTGCGAGGCAACGGGAATTAGCCTGAGCAGCTACAAAAAATACGAGCTTGCATTGAGAATTGAAGTGAGTTCGGTGGCGTTGCTGAAGATCACACGACATCAACGATTTAAAAAATATGTGCTTTGGCTGATGGCAGACGAAACTGCGCCCGCATGTGGCCAGGTGAGCGCTGTATAACGCCATGTCTATCAAGAAGCAGGAGGATGGGCAGTGGCTTGTTGACTGTCGGCCAGAGGGAAGAGCAGGGCCACGTATACGGCGCTTAGTACAGTCGAAGAATGAGGCTTTGCATCTCGAGCGTCGCATTATGGGCGACGGGTCTAAGGGTGAGTTTGAGAAGGCGCCGAAATTGGACGAGCGACGCCTGAGCGAGTTGATCGATCTTTGGTACCGGCTCCATGGCCAGAACCTAAAGACGGGCGAACAGCGCCTGTCTCTGTTGCAGGTGATGGCTCAGCGAATGGGTGATCCTCGGGCGCATAAGTTCACGGCGACTCACTTCGCAAACTACCGTGCCGAACGGGCCGAGGGTAAGCACACTCGGACGAGTCTCGGGCGTGGTAGAAGCAAGACGGATGAGAAGCCCAAGCCTATCAGTGCCAACATGTTGAACCATGAACTGGCCTATCTGCGGGCAGTGTTCAACGAGCTAGAACGCCTGGGCGAATGGAGCGGGGCAAACCCGCTAGCGAAGATCCGCAAGCTGAAATTTGATGAGGCCGAGATGGCCTACCTGGTGGCTGAGCAGATCCCTGGGTTACTGCGCGGCTTGGGTGACGAAACGGCGCATGTCCGACTTATTGCTGAGGTTTGCTTATCGACTGGTGCCCGTTGGGGGGAGGCTGAGTCTTTGAAGCCCCGACAAGTGCGCAATGGTCTGATCCATTACAGCAAGACGAAATCTAGTAAGAACCGAACTGTGCCGATCTCCGGTGACCTGGAACAGCGCTTATCCGCTGCTTTGCCGTTCAAACCGAGCTATTCGAAGTTTGGGGAGGTGGTAAAGGAGATCGGGCTGGAGCTTCCAGATGGACAGCTTACTCACGTTCTACGTCATACCTTCGCAAGCCATTACATGATGAACGGTGGCGACATTCTGACGTTGCAGCGAGTTCTTGGGCACGCAACTTTGACCATGACCCAAAAGTATGCTCACTTCAGTCCGGGTCATTTAGCTGATGTAGTTAATTTAAATCCGCTATCTAGGGTTAACAACACTTAATAGGAATACATATATGGCGCAGGCGAATGATTCAGGAGGGACGGTTTTAGATCAGCGCAAGGCAATGTGGGAAGACGGTGAGCTTCAACGTCAGCTCATTCGTCAGTTGATAGCGCCCGATGTTGTCAAAAAATTAAACTCTGTTTTTCAAGTGTTAGATTTGACGTTCAAAGCAGTACTTAAGCCTGAAGTTGTTGCAGGGTTTCAGACAGTTCTCCGGAATATAGAAACGGTAGCGGGATCGCCTCAGTTCCAAAAGATTCTTGGAGAGTTTGGCAGAACGACCGAAGGTGTTTTGCGCTCTCCTCTTTTGGAATATTTGGTTTCTGGACGCGGCCCTGATCTCGGAGAGTTGATAGATGGGGGCGGTGTTGCGACTGTCTCTATTAGTTTGTCTGGTGATGCTAGAGTTGTCACCGAAGCGGAGTTAGATCTTGAGCAGCAGATAGTTGGGCGTTTGGAAAGTGGTGAAACAGTTGACTCATTTTCGAAAGCTCAGAAATTTCACTTTCATGCTGTTATTAATGTTCTAAAAATGATTGTTCTTTATCTGGCTGCCATGAATGGAGTCCGAGAAGATCTTTGTTCTATACAGCCTAAACTGCTTCCTACCATGACATCTAACCAAGTTGCGAGAGCCGTTAGGGCTGCTGTTTGCGATGTGCCTGTGGAGTTCTTGAGCGGTTATCGTTCTGTAAAGGGGGAGGGGGTGCGGCTGCGGACAGAGCCGAATATGAAGTCTCCGTTGGTTAACGTGAACCTTGCAGACAGGGCCCTACTTGAGGTGCTGGATAGCAGTAACAGAGATTGGCTGTATGTATCCGTAGTCGGCGATGAGGGGGTGGAGGGTTGGATCTCCAGGAAGTACACCCATCCGATCATGCGTTAA